ATACACCTCAGACCCAGCGCTCTAACCCAACGGAGGACATCCATGGCCATATCACCCGACGCCATCCGCAGCGTCGTCGCCGAACAGCGCAGCGTGGCGCACAGCGTCGCCGCCCTGATCCGCGGCATCTGCTCGCAACTCTATGTGGCGGTGGACACCGGCAACATGGACCTCGTGGCAGCGCTCGCCGACCACATCGCCGCCAATGGCCCGGCGTGGTGCAGCGCGGTGACGCAGAACACGCCGCTCGCCGCTGAGGTTGATGTCATGTCCATCGACATGACGCGGGTGCCACAGGGCATGCACGAGGTGTTCGTGCCGCCGGGTGCGGCGCGTGGCGTGAAGGCTGAGCCGCATGCGCCGGCCGAGCACGTCCAAGAGCCGAACGACAAGCACCCGCGTCGATGAGCGAACCCGTTCCCGAGGCCGTGGCCGAGGCGCTGGTCGAGTTGGCGCAGCGGCTGGGCGTGATGGAGACCCGTGTGACCGCGCTCGAGGCGCTCATGGCCGTGCAGCGTGGCACGCAATCCGCCCACTACGGCGACAGCGAGCCGGTGATCGTCACGCCGGAACCAGCTAAGGAGGCGTAACCCGTGAGCGAAACCATCGCCCCGCCGGGCGAGGGCGAACCGCCCGAACCGGCTGCGACTGAGACCGAGGCTCCCGCGCCGGCCGCTGAAGGCGCTGCGACTGAGACGACCGAGACGACCACCGAAGAGCCGAAGCCGAGTCGGGGCGACAGACGAATTGCCGCCCTCTCGGCGCGGCTGTCAGCGGCCGAGCAGCGCGAGCAACGCCAGGCCGCCGAGATCGAGGCGCTGCGCAGCGGGCGCATGCAGCAACCGAACGGCGAGCTACACCTCACGCCGGAGCAGCAGGCTTACCTCGATCAGCGTGTCGCCGCTGAGGTGGCCCACCGCGCCGCTCAGGACCGCGCACAGCGGTTTCACGCCGAGGGACGGGCGCAACATGCCGACTGGCAGGAGCGCTGCTCCAGCCTCATGCAGATGGGCGCGGATGCCCAGATCGCCGAGTTGCTGATCGAGATGCCTGAGGGCGTGAAGGTTGCCGCCGCGCTTGCCGACGATCCCGAGGAACTGGAGCGCATCGCCGCTCTACGGACGGAGCGCGCCAGGGCGATCGAGTTGGGCAAGTACGCCGCGGCCAAGGCGGCAGCACCCGCACCGGCACCGCGGGTGTCGCGTGCCCCGCCGCCGATCCGGCCGGTGACGGGATCTGTCACCTCGACGTTCAACGAATATACGGCCACGTCCGAGCAGTTGGTGGACTTCTACTCAAGGCAGGCTCGCGAAAAGCGTATGGGTCGCTGATGTTTCGCTACCAATCCGCAATGGGATCATGTAGAATGGCTAGATGCCATCAGACACCACATTGCAATTTGCAGCCTACCGCATCACCAATTTGATTAGCGGAAAGGTCTATATCGGGATCACGACCGCTGGTCTTAAACGACGATGGGCTGAGCATCTCCTTCTCTCTAAGTCCCGAAAGCGCAATGCCCTGCATCTAGCCATAGCCAAATATGGAGCCGAAAACTTCGTGATGCAGGCGATTGCTTCGGCTGGTAGTCGGGACGCCTTGTGCTTGCTGGAAATAGAGCTAATCCGAACTCACAACAGCATTGCGCCGCATGGTTACAACATGACATCAGGTGGCGATGGCATGCTGTCCCCGGCAGACGACGTTCGGGCGAAGATGAAGGCGAAGGCGACTGCGCGGAATGCGACTGACGAGGCGCGAAGTGCGTATAAACAGCGTGTTCTAGCGATGTGGAACAAGCCTGGTGCTAGGGAGAGTATTGGTGCCGCGATGAGTGCCGGTCATGCCGCACCCGAGGTTTACGCCGCCAAGTCCGATCGAATGAAGGCCCAATGGGCGGCCTCTCCAGAAAAGCGTGAAGCTCTGGCAAAGCGTAATCTGGAGCGTATGGCCTCACCGGAAGCCCGCGCGGCGTATGGGGAGAAGATGCGAGCCCATTTTGCCGTGCACCCAGAATTGGGGAAGGCGCAGTCAGAAAGAATGCGTGCGAGATTGAGCCGGCCCGAAGTGCGTGCCGCAAACTCTGCCCGCGCGAAGGCCCAAGTCGAGGCTAAAACGCCAGAAGCCAAGGCAAAATGGGCTGCTGCCATGCGCGCCGGGAAACTGCGCGCTCAGGCTGCCCGGATAGCCAAGGAAACAGACGCCTAACGCCTACCTAAACCGCCGCGGCCGGTATATGCCGCTGTGTCGTGCCTGACGCCTGGTCGCTGCGACTATTGCTTTCGCGACAGACGGAAAGAATGCCCCAAGAACGTAATACGTGAGGGGCTTTTACTTTCAATCTGTCAGTGAAGGCTAGTGACATGCCGACGAACGCGAGCAATACCTTAATAACCCCAAATATGCTTACAGCAAAGACGCTGCAAATCCTCCATCAGCGCCTTAATTTTGTTGGTAGCATTAACCGTGAGTACGACGACAGCTTCGCGCAGACCGGCGCCAAAATCGGCCAGACGCTGCGCATTCGCATCCCCAACCAATACGTCATCCGCCGTGACACCATGACGCTGGCGCCGCAGAACACCATCGAGAACTCGGTAACGCTCACGGTCAGCAGCGTGTCCGGTGTGGACATGGCCTTCAACACCACTGACCTAACGATGAGCATGGACCGCTTTACCGAGCGCTACATCGAGCCGGCAGCCGCGATCATCGCCGCCGACATCGAAAGCCGCTCGCTCGGCGTGTTCACCCAGGTATGGAATCAGGTGACGGGCGGTGGCGCCCCGCAGACGTTCAAGAACGTCCTGGCGGCTCGCAAGGTGCTGCTCGACAACCTCACGCCGCAATCCAAGCAATGGCAACTGCGCATCAACACGCAGGACAACGTCGATATGGTGGACAGCCTCAAGGGCCTGTTCCAGCAGTCAACGCAGATTGCCTCGCAATATACCGACGGCGTGATGGGCACCACGGCTGGGTTCGAGTGGGCGGAGAATACCCACCTGAGCACATACACCAGGGGCGCCGGTGCGGGTTACACCGTCAACTCCCTGGGTGGCTCTCAGCTTACCGTGCAGGCCGGCACCGGCGCATCGCGAATCGGCGACATCTTCACCGTGGCTGGCGTCAACCGCGTGCATCCCGAGACCAAGGTGGACAGCGGCGTGCTGCAGCAGTTCGTCAATCTCAGCACCAATGCCGGCGGGGCTGCCACCTGGACCATCGCACCCACGCCCGTCGCCACCGGTGCCCTGCAGAACGTCACCGCACTGCCGGCGTCCGGCAACGCCATCACCTTCGCAGGCACGGCGAGCACGGCCAGCGGCATCAGCCTCGCGTACCATCCAGACTTCGCGACCTTCGCGAGTGCCGATCTGGAGATGCCCAGGGGCGTGGACATGGCAAGCCGGGCACAGAAAGACGGCATCTCCATCCGGCTCGTGCGGCAATACGACATCAACAACGACTTCCTGCCGACCCGCCTCGACGTGCTCTGGGGTATTTCCGTCATCCGTCCGCAACTCGCTTGCCGTCTCGCAGCGAACTGAGGGAGGCGGTCATGGCAATCTCACCCGGCACGCGCATGCACGACGGCGCGGAGCTTGAGGCGGCCTACGGCGGCAGTACGATTACTGCCGTCACGCCGCTGACCGGCACCACCGTCGCCTTCGCGGCCAATCAGACGCTGATGTTCATCAACCCTGCCGGCACCATCGCGGCGCTGACGGTGCTGCTGCCGCCTAACCCCACACAGGGCCAGCGGGCGGCCATGTCGTTCGGGCAGATCGTCACAGCGCTAACCGTGCAAACAGCCACAGGCGGCGCTGTGGGGAGCACGGCGGGGGCGATTGGCCAGGAGATCTCCTACCGCTACGTCAGCGGCGCCTGGGCGCTGTGGGACTAGCCGCGTGGCGATCAACACCGCCGGCGATCTGGTGACGTTCGCGCTGCGTGCGAGCGGTGTGAACGGCGTCGGCCAGACGCCGCGGGCAGAGGACAGCCAGGACGGCCTCGATATGCTCAACATGCTGCTCGCCGAGTGGCAGTTGAACCGCTGGCTGGTGTTCGATCTGGTCGAGGCGGTGGCGCCAGGTAGCGCGGTCGCTGCCTACACCGTGGGCGCTACCGGGGCGTTCGTGTTGTCCCAGGCGGGGCAGCGGCCGGATCGCATCGACAGCGCCACGGCGCGGCTGATCTCCACCGGGGCGGATACCGCGCTTTATCCGTTCATGGCGCGCGAGGGCTACGACCGCGTTGCCACCAAGGCGCTGCCGGGACCGCCTGAGGCGTATTTCTATGACGCGACGGCCGGCGCCACTGGCACGGTGTATTTCTATCCGGTGCCGGATGCCACCTGGTCGCTGCGCATCAAGGCGAAGGCGTCGCTCGGGCAGTTCTCGGCGCTCACCGACCCGATCACGTTACCGCTGCAATACAAGACGGCGATGCTGTGGAATCTCGCACAGTCGCTGCGGCCGATCTACGGGCTCGCCGATGAGCCGAGTGTGTCGGCCAAGGCGGCGGCGTCGCTGATGGCGATCGGTGGGGCGGGTGCGCAGATGGCGCAGGCGCAGATGCCGATGCAATCGCACCGGGCCGGCAATTACTCGCACGTCGTCTCGGCACAACCACCCGCACCACAGGCAACGCAATGAGCGGCAGAGATCCCGGCTGGCTGGAAGGCTATGTGCCGTCGGCGGACGAGTGGAATAGCTGGTGGGCGCGTAAGCTCGACGCGGACACTACGATAGATGGTGGACCATTCCTGCCGCTCACAGGCGGCACCATGCTGGGGCCGATTACCCTGGCCGGCGGTGGCGGGACGTTGAGCGCTTCGCTTTCCGTCGGCACTGTGAGCGCCAACTATGTGCAGATCAGCGGTGGTGCCGGCGCTCCCGGTATCACGACGGTGGGCACTGGCACCAATGTCGGCATGAACGTCACCGGAAAGGGCACCGGCGGCGTCAATCTGCGGTCAGCCAATGGCACCATTCTGTTTGCCCAGGACGATGGCACAGGCGTGATCGGCAACGCGCTGACGGTGCTCGGTGGCCTGGCTGCCAATCCGATCAAGGTGAGCAGCAACAGCCCGGCCGGGATTAACTTCAACGGGCCGATCCAGAACCTACGCACCTATACGCGCGCCGGGCTGTGGAACGCCGCCGGCACCAACTACATGGGCATCAACACTCAGACCGTCGTGTCGGGTTACGCGCTCGACACCGGCCAATGGCCGCTCAATCTGCTCAAGACCGTTGACACGGTAAAGGCAACCAGCGGCGCGATTGACTTCAATGTCTGGCCGACCTTTGGCGCTGGGCATTGCGGGCCACGCACGGGGTTCTGGCTGACCATGAACACCACGGGGGCGCCCTATATCCCGTCGGCGTGGCAGGCAAACCACGCCTACGTGCTGGGCGACGTTGTGGTGAACGGGGGCCTCGATCCGGCATTCTACGGCAATAACCAGAACGTCTATCAGTGCATCGGGGCCGGCACTTCGGCGGCAACGGGCGGTCCCACGGGCGGCAATGCCTCGATCACAGATGGCACGGTGATCTGGACCTATGCCTTGCCATTCCCGGAGTTGATGTATTACGTCGGCGGCGTGTTCTCCGTTGCCGCTGGTTACAACGCCGGCGGCACCGCGCCGACCAGCAGTCTGACAGCCGGCTCAGTGTTCGGCGGCAACATCTCGGGGCGATTGAACACCGGGGCGACCAACTACAATCAGTGCGTTTCTCTCGAACTCGACAACATGGTGGCGACCGGCGCCTCGTGCTCGGTCAACGTCGGCTTGCAGATTGCCCACGTTGAAACCCATGCGGTGCAGGGCGCCGAGGTCGATGTGTGCCTGCGCCTGGCCGATCAGACCGTGC